GTTTTAGAAGACATCGGAGCAGGCATGGCTCAAGACTTGATCAACGTTTCCCAACTGGCCAACAAATTATCCCACATCACCATAAACAATGCAGAAAGACTCGTCACTGGGGCGGAACTCGTCACCCTCGAGAATAGACTCGAGCACTCGATCAAAGCCGCCAAATCCAGCGTTGATCGTCACCTCTCCCGTCATGCTGCAGACCCGTACGCTCACGAGCACACTTCCGGAGGTGCCCCCCCTGCCGCTGCCCCCCTCCCTTCTGTCCCATGCCAAAGCTATCGGCTTTCCGCTATGTCCGTCGTGCTCCACTCTTGCGGGGGCCACAGTTCTACCGTGTCTGTGCCAACTAAGATCATTATCGAGGCAACTCAATGCACCCTTACTCTCCACACCCCCGCTTTCGACTTTGCCACGTCCCCCCCACTGTCCCTGGCGGGAAGTTGTTCATCAAAGTAGACAAAGGTTCCTGGCACGATACAGCCTTCGGTGCGTTCAATCCAGCAGCGTACGATCAACTCCTTACCACCGCCAAACGCCTGAATTCGACTAACGTGAATGTCAAGTGGTACGGCGGATCCGGTCCCACTCGCTGTGATCTTCGATCCACCGGTCAACGCGCTCAGATTCACGCTACTGACCGGCTCATCATGTTCGAGCTGCCCGGCGTCGACTCAGCTGGTGCTTACCCCGACCTGACTTGCTGGCCGGTTTTGGGTGTATTTGAGTAGAGCTTTGGGTCCGCCTGGCGTGGCCGCGTAGACCCGATGTCTGCCATTCATC